GCACTCCTGTTTCGTTAAAACAAATATCTGAAAATATGTCTTTCAGAGTTGATCAAGTCAGAGCTCCTGGTATTTCTCTTATTTCTTCAGACATCAATCATTACGGTATAGGTCCAACTCAAAAGAAACCAACAAACGCCCAATATCAAGAAACTAATATTTCTATGATTGGTGATCATTTTTGCGAATTTTGGCAATATTGGTATCAATGGACTAGATCTATTTTCCAGTATAGTGGAACTTCTACAGGTCAAGCGCCAACATATACAGCTGAATACAAAGATCAGTATTCATCAACAATAGTAATTGTAATTTACGATCATTATGGAAACTCAATTCAGAAAATTAACTTATTTGAAGCGTTTCCGAGTGCATTAAGAGAAATACCGCTTTCATGGGGTGATGGTAATTTGATGAGAATTAATGTTTCTTTAGCTTATACTGAATATACAATTGAGGGTTCATCAATTTTAAGAACCAGATCGCAACCAGGTGGACTATCAACAGCAAAAGAACGAGAAACTATAGGTGTTGGTGTGGGATCATCACAATCAATATTTTAATCATAATGGAGTTTTAATATGTCATCATTGCCTAAAATTGATTATCCAGTTTATAGAGTAAATGTTCCTTCCTTGAAAAAGGAATTTCAGTTTAGACCTTTCTTAGTTAAAGAAGAAAAACTGTTATTAATGGCTAAAGAAAGTGAACAGGCAACGGATATTCTCTCAGCAATCAAACAAATCATCAATAATTGTTCTATTGATTCTAAATTTGACATTGATAAGCTGGCGCTCTTTGATCTTGAGTATATTTTTCTCAAATTAAGGTCAATTTCAGTGGATAATATCGTAAAAGTTTCATACAAAGATTCTGAAGACGATAAAACATACGATTTTGAGATCGATCTCAATAAAATTGAAGTAAATTTTCCTGAAAAAATTATTAATAACATAAAAATCACCGATAAATCGGGTATTGTTATGAAATATCCTTCTGCAAAACTGTATGACGACAAAGAATTTTTGAGTTTAGAGAAAGATTACATATTTGAGCTCATAGTTCGTTGTATCGATTCAATTTATTATGAAGATCAGATCTATAAAGCAAGCGATTATAAAAAACAGGATCTAGTAGACTTTCTAGAAAACCTCAATATTAAGGTTTTTGAAGAAATTCAGAAGTTTTTACTTAATATTCCTAAGATCGAATATGTAATTAAGTATGAAAATACAGCAGGGACAAAACGAGAGATCGTTTTGAATTCGTTAAACGATTTTTTTACATGGCGCTGAGTCATAATTCGTTGGGTAACTATTTCTCAACGATATTTTCATTGGCCCAGCACCATAAATATTCAATTAGTGATATTGAACACCTTATGCCATTTGAAAGAGATATCTATGTTCAGATGTTAGTTGATTATCTTAAAGAAGTAGAAGAACTCAAAAATAAGAGCAAATAAATGGAACAAGCAGAACTTTCGCAACTCTCAGGCACAATTCGTTCAGCGATGGGAGATTCCGCTGGACAATTCAGAGAAGCTGCGGAAAGAGGAAATGCTAATTTATCTAAGATTATGGGAACTATTGCTGCTGCTATTAAGGCACAGCGACAGGATCTTAATGATCTTCAAAATGTTATGCAGGAAAACGAAAGTGTATCTGAAAGAAATTCTTCTACATTACAAGCAATTCAATCTGAACTTCAAGACATAAATTCTGGCATACATGATATGGCTACTGGCATAAAAAATATGGCCAGAGGAATAGCAAACGTTGATAATAGTATATTTCGCCTAAATCAAGACCTTCAATCTTCAATTGGACAAAGTCTATTACCAGGATTATTAACTGGTCTTAGCGGAACAGCTATGTCCATAGTTAAAGGTATTGGTGCATTGGCTATGGGAGGTTTGGCTTTTGGTGCGGGTAAAACTGCAATGGACTTTATGACTGGAGGTGGTGCTGGCGGCGCTGGTGGAGGTCTCGGCGGCGCTGGTGGCGGAGTCAAACAGGTAAGCAATCCTGTTATGGCAAAGGACATATATAGCTACCTGACTAAAGAAAAAGGTATAGACCACGAACACGCTGTAGGAATGTTAGCTAATATACAAAATGAATCAAAATTTAATTCAGGCGCATATAATCGCAACGACGTTAATGGTCCATCTGGCGGTTTGTTCCAACATCATGATAATTTAAGAACTGGTGAACATAGATTCACTGACATGACTAGAGCAGCTGGACCTGACTGGCAGAAAAATTGGAAAGGGCAAATTGATTACGCTCTGACCGAAGGCGAAATGAAATCTTATTTAAAAACTCCAGTTTCTAGCGGCCAAGAAGCGGCTGCTCAATTTGTTTATAAATTTGAAAAACCAAGAGATCAAGCTGGAGAAGCATCAAAAAGAGCAGGGAATGTTGCAGCTGTAGAAAAAGCGATTGTTGGTGGTGGTGGGGCTGGAGCTACCAAAGGAGCTTCTGAAAGTGGAGCAACTCCACAATCTTCGCCAATGCAATCTAAGTTTGAACAACCACCAGTTTCTTCTGAAGGCGTTTCTAGAGTTGAGAAAATTGGTGGCGAACACGGACATGGTCCCATAAGTGGCGCTGCGGAACATAATCACAATGAAAAAGAAGCTGGTATTGGTAAAATGCCTGCATTGCCTGGAGGCGACATAGTTGCTTTAGGTAGAGCACTACAAGCACAAGGAATAAGAGTTTCAGAACATCCAGCGTTTAATGGCGTTCATCCGGAACAGCATCATCCTGGTTCTGCTCATAACGATGGGTTGGCAATTGATATTAATGCTCCTGGTAGTATAACTGAAGCCAGTGATCCGGTTTGGGGCAAGAGATTTGATGAATTGGCAAAACAAATTCAAGCTGCAGGATATACTGTTCTTTGGAGAACCAAAGGTCACGATAACCATATTCACGCTCAAATAGGTGGCAAAGGTATCAAAGGTGGTCAATCTATAATTGGCGGTCAAACAACTCCCGGATCTGAACCATCAGCAACAACTCCAGGATCAAGTTCTCCGATGATGCCAACAGCAACTCCAGTTGCAATGACACAGGCAATGCCAGGAGCAGCCGCAGGATTAACTCCTGAACAAATGACAATGATGATGACAGGAATGAATCCTATGGCTGCGGCTGCAGCATCAGCAATGATGGGCCAATTACAATCAGCTCAAGACGAAGCTGCAGCAATTGCTCCGCAGCAACAAGCAGAACAGCCACAATCACAACAGTTATCTAGTACACAAATATTAGAACAATTGAGTAGATCTACAGAAAACACTCAAACTCTTAAACAGGCAGCTGTATCAAACCAAGTTCAACAAGAAATTGCGCAACAGGAACCAATATCTGAAATACTTGCTTCTATATTTGGTCAACAATCTGGTTCGTCATCTACAGTTGTCAATAACAACAGCAATGTTAGTGCTGGCGGCTACAATGGCACATATGATGTTGGCTGGCCTGATTGGGCTGAAATGATTGGTGGCAATCATTGGAAAGAAATGAAGAATTACAAAAAGAACATGTGGGGATAATAAAAAAGGGAGCCAAAAGGCTCCCTCTTCATTTTATTCATTAGCAAGCTTCTTAAAGAACTCCAATGACTCATCGTCATCTTCGTCATCACCAGAATACTTCGGCGCATGAGTCGCCTTAAATGCCGGAGCAGAATCTTCTTCCTGCCATGGGACTTCTGTATTCTCAGCAGCCTTACGCTTTGCTGCAGGTGAATCTTCAGCAAGAACCTTGGCCAGACGAGCACGTAGCTCTTCTTCTGACTTGAAGTTCTTAGGATCTAGGAATTCCTTAAGCGAATGCTCACTCTTCCAGATCTGCTCTAGTTCCTTATCGTTATCAGACAGAGGCTCTGGCTTACCAAACTCTGACTTATCGTAATTACGATAACCTTCGACCTGACGAATCTTTAGCTTGAATGGTGCACCTGCCCAAAGATCGAATGGGTTGATTGCTTCCTCGTCAGCAAACTGAGGCTCCATTGCTTCCTTGAGCTTATCAAAGATCTTCTTACC